TTCTTCTAATTTCTCAATTTCAGTCAAAGGATCTACACCTTTACCCTCACCTAAGATGTAACGAATTGATTCTAGTTTTGCTGCGTTAAAAAGATCATTCACAGCAGAAGAACCTTTGTCATTAAGTTGACCTGTTGTACCTGTAATAAATAATGATCCACTAAACTCACCTTTTAGTTGGCTATTTAGTTCTGACAACATCTTATTTAAGTTACTAAAATCTCCATTTTCAGAACCATTAGCTACTCCTAGAAGTTGACTTAATCTAGTTCTGTTTGCTTGAGTTTTAGGAGTTCTTTCATCTAAATACCAACCCAGAGCAGCAGTAGCAGCATCTGCCTTAGAAGCAAAGCCATCATTTATTATTCTTGTTTCTATCTGTGCTGATCTTTCTCTGGTATTACCATCTAAAGCAACAGCAGCAGTACCAATCTTTGCAGCATCTAATACATATCTTTTTTGTAATTCAGTAATTAAATTTGCATCACCTGTTTCTGCAAATCTACCAATAGTGTTTACTATGTCATCATTTTTATCTCTTTCTTTTTGTATTTGTCTGCGTCTTTCTTGAGTAAACATAAAATCATTTATCTGTTTTTTTAATGTATTTACTTTGCCTTGATAATCAGGATGGGCAGTAAGGTTTAATTTGCCATCAACACCATAAGGAAACTTTAAGGCTATATCTAAAATATCTTCTGCTGCTTCTATATCACCATCACCAGAAAGACCAGCAGCTTCTGCCTGATCAAGTAAAACTCCAACTATTGTTTTATTCAGATCACTTCTATCTTTAGTAACAAGACCTAAGTTATTCATACTTTCTTCAAAAGTAGTAATTAAGGTCTGGTCTTCTTCATCATCACTTACTATCAATCCTTTGACCAAAGGAACAGCTAAATTTTTAAGTTTCTCAAGATTATATTCCTGATGCTGTTCTATATGACTAGAAGTAACATTAGCGGTAGCATCAGCTAATTTAGGTAAAAAGTATTTATTTACATAGGTAGGATTTATATCACCTAACTGATCAACAACTTTTGTTCTTTCTCCTTCAAGCCATGTTTGAAACTGTGGTGATTCAAGAGAGAAAGCGTTAAGAGATCTACCATCTACCTGTGTTGTTGCATAGCTATTCGATAAAGTACTTTTCAAGTTATTACCTAAGATCTCTGCTTTAGTTCTTTGATAAGCACGATCTGCAAATATACTTCCACCGATAAGTCTTCTAGCAGCATCTTCACCATCAACCTTTTTAACACCT